GATACTCCCCTATAAAAATGGCTATTTATCAACTGTTTGTTGTGACATAGCCAATAAAAAAAACAGTAAACTCTAGTTGAATCTACCAAAGTCTAGTTCAGTTCCACTAGAGTCTACATCTTGACATGTGATATTGTTAAAGTGCGAAGCCCGTAGGAGAGAAGGATCCTGCGGGTTCTGTTCATTTGAATGGTTTATTATTGACCTAATTAAAAAAGGAATTCATTGTACTTATAGTCAATGCAGTCATCTTCCTGAAAATACATGTCTGCGATTGCTTCAATGAGTTTCTCCTTCATGGCCATGATCGTCATCTCGTAGATCTCAAAACCAAGACAGTGGATTGTATGCCCATTGACAGTGCACATCACGGTCGTATAGGTAATTCCTCTGTTTATGTCGAGATAGCCGTTGCCTACATAATAACGGTATCCCTTTCCGCTGCATCTTGTGAGTTCCCTGGCGAGCAACTCAAGATTCCGATATCCGATAGTCCCTTTCCTGTGGATTCCGATGATGTCCATGCCATCAGAATAGCATTATACTTAATAATTGTTAAGGATATTCGTAAATGCCTCACACGCCGAAAAAACCATGCCGTTTTGCAGGTTGCCCTAATCTTACAGACGATACCTACTGCACCGAACACAAGAAGCTGCTGGACAAACAGTATAATCACTTTCAAAGAAATCAAACGGCCCAGTCCTTCTATGATTCATATGCTTGGAGAAAACTCCGGGCCAGGTATCTGATTGAAAACCCTCTTTGTGTGGAATGCAGGCGACAGGGAAAGCTGACAAAAGCAACTCTTGTCGATCATATTGTACCGATCTCGAAAGGCGGAGAGCCACTGGAGGAATCAAACCTGCAGCCGTTGTGTTGGAACTGTCACAGCTCAAAAAGCATCAGTGAAGGATCGAGGTTCGGGAACAAATAAAGGATCTCCGAATGAGGATGTAACAACAGATGCCAACCGACGCTCCGTGTCCTACGCATCCGAACCTCACGTCCGCTCAATCCGGATGGTTGCCTCATTCAAAGGAAAAGAAACCGGGAGGCAAAGAGGCACCCTGCAAAGCAGACTGATACTCCAACACTACACCCGGCAATGGCGGAGCGGAACCGAAGCCCCTCTCCCAGAATATCGACCTGGAATCCCAACTGCGGATCAATTCCGCAGACGTGAGATGTCAAAACCGAATTCCGTTTGAAGGATACAATACGCGAACATAGATGTCAATGAAACGACTATTTTCCATAACCCATAAATGACAGAACAAACCTTACTGCCTTGTCTCTGTCACCTTTGAAGCTGTTGTAATAAGTTGTTATATGATGAGATGTTTTACCGACATATCCAGTCAACGAATAAGAACTGGAGCAAACACAAACCAGATTGTCTTCTTTGTCATAACCCCAGATGCAGTAGTTGATCTCGCGGAAGTATCCATCATAGTCACCCGTCACATCAGCTTCAAGTACATCCTGCTTGGATATCTTCATGCTTGAGCCGGAAAGTGTGAATGGATGAGCATGGGCAGCAGCTGTTGAACGATTAATCTCTTTGATTTCGATGGAAACCGTTGAATCAGAAAGATCAATGCTTTTCGGTGCGCTGAAGGAGAAGGCAATACTTCCTGTCGCTGGAAGAACTTTCGATGAAGAACAAATGCTCTTGTAAAGGACTGATCCGTCTGATGTTTTCCAGACTGCTTCAAGGGTCAAAGCATTATAGGTGTAAAAAGAATGATTGGTAATTACTCCGAATCCACTGTTACCATCTACCACAAGGTCTTCGATCTCTATTGACCCCTTCCCTGTTGAAGCACAGGAAACGAGAGTTAAAAGAGAAATCAATAAAGCAACTAGGATAATAGTCTTTCTCATGGCCCTAATTATATACGAAAATCCCAAATCGGATAGGAAATAATGGCCCAGGGGCGGTAAATATCTCTGTGGCAAAGATTTGTTACAGCGGGCGCGGGGCATGATGCACAAAAATCGATAATCAAACGGGGTATATGCCCCACACCGAAAAGGAGGTGTATTAATGGCAAAAGACGGCACCTCCAGAGGTGGCCAAAGAGTAGGGTCCGGAAGGAAGACCAAGGGACTTTCCGAGAAGATAAACCAAGGTTCAGAGGCATTTGTGCTCTCGTTTCCCGAGCCAGTCAATCTGAATGGAGAAGATGTACCACCTGTAAAGGATTTCCTGAAGGCATCGCAGAAAAGCGGTGTTGATCTGTGTGCCGGGGATGTGTTCAGAAGCACTTATCTCTGGCTCAAGGAAAGAGGGTGCGACAGATTCGTGAACACCCAGCTCATAGAGCAATATTCGATGATGGTTTCCCGATGGGTCCAATGCGAGACGATGATTTCCGAGTACGGGTTCCTTGGGAAACATCCGACAACCGGTGCCGCAATAACAAGCCCATATGTGACGATGAGTCAGGCATATCTAAAGCAGGTCAACCAGTGTTGGTACCAGATATACCAAATCGTGAAAGACAACTGTTCCATCGAGTATGGCGGTGCCAATCCACATGATGACCTGATGGAACGTCTGCTGACAGCAAGAAAAGGATAAATAAATGTTTGAGAAAGTTAATCCAAGCCACCCGGATAAGGTGGCTGACAGGATCGCAGGCGCATTGGTCGACCTAGCGTATTCGATCGAGCTTGATCCGAAGGTTGCCGTGGAGGTTCTTATCGGACATGGCCGATGCTTCATCATCACTGAGTCATCGGTGACGTTTGATGACGAGGAGGTCTTCGCAATCGTCAGAAGGATAGCCGGCCCTGGTTTTGAGGTCGACCTGCTGCAGAATCCTCAGGATCCGCATCTGTCCGAGAACCAGGAGAAGGGTTTCCGCTGTGGCGACAACGGTATCTTCCGCGGTATCCCTTTGACGGATGAGCAGAAGCAGCTTACGGAACTCGTCCGAAAACTTTACAAGGCATATCCATTTGACGGCAAGTCAATCATCGATGGTGATGAGGTCATAATCTGCCAAAGTAACGTAAAAGAAGCGGCTGTCAGGCAGTATTGTCCGAGGGCCACGATAAACCCGCTTGGGGACTGGACCGGCGGTCCTGATGTGGACAGCGGTGCCACCAACAGAAAGCTGGGTTCCGACATGGCGGATTCCGTTACCGGCGGTGGATTGCACGGCAAGGATCTGAGCAAAGCCGATGTATCGGTAAACATCTATGCCTTCCTCAAGGCCCAGCGAACCGGGAGACCGGTGGAACTGTACTGCGCAATAGGAGACCCGGAGATAGACGGGAAGCCTTATTCGCAGATAGTCGAGGAAGCCAGGGACTACATCAATGGACTTGGCGGGTTCGAGCATTTCGCAGAATGGGGGTTGGTCAGATGAAAGAATTTTGGGCAATGGTTGCCACGATTCTTGTCTGCCTGTTCGGCAGTGGGGGCGTTGTCCTCTGGTTCCTGAACCGTATTGCCAAAAAGCATGATGAAAAGGACACCACGGCTAAGGACATCAAGGATATCAAGAATGCCATCAAGCTTTTTCAGAAGGGCTTGGTCATGTGTCTTGAGAATGACAGTGTTGTCTTCAATGCACTGAAGACACATCAAATCAATGGTGACAGCGAGATTCAGGAAAAGAAGATGAAAGCTTATTTCCTGTCACTTCTGGAGGAAAGGAAATGAAGATACTGCTTCTCATATTGCTCGCATTCTCAGTTTTCGTAGGACTGTTGATGGAGATCTACAAGAAGAAAATCAGAAAGGACAAGGCTGACAGTTTCGAGATCTCAATGGTCTCATGGGCTTTCTCCGTATTCTTTGGAATCGTGACCTATCTGATCACAGACGGGGATGCGCTTCCTGAGGAATTGGTTTACACACCTTTGCTGATTCTCCTGTACTCTGTACTGCTTCATCTCTTCCAGCTTCCTGCATGCCAGGCGGTCTGGAAACCGCTTCTGAAGAAATGGGTGGAGAAGAAAGCTGATGTCTGAATTTGTTTTCGGCCTCATCGTCGCGGTTCTCGGCCTTCTCGGATTCGGGGTCTACAAGTCGCACAAGCTTGACCAGCAGAAGGAGAAGACAAGGGAAGCAGAAGCCAAGGCCGAGATTAAGGAAAAGCAGATGGAGGTGGTTCATGAGGTCAGAAAGGAACTTAAGATTCTTGAGGAAGAGAAACCACCGGAGGAAAAGGTTGCCCCTGTTTCTGGTGACAGTGATTCTCGTATTGAGCGTCTCAACAAGTTGCACAACAACTAGTGTTGTTGATGGACAGGATGCTTTCAAAGAGACACTACTGTCAATGATCCCCTCGTTGCCTGAAATCCCGTCCTTCCCTGAACTGACATGGGTCTACCAGGACGGGTTGTACTGTCTTGATGAACAGAATGTGGACAGGCTTCTGGATTATGGGGAAAACAAGCTGCCCCGTTACAGGTTTGAGATGGGCCTATATGAGGAGAAACTCGAGATAGTCCTGAACGGGATTGTGGCCATCTGACAAAGAGGTAACCAATGGAATATACGAAAAGGAAACTGAGTGAGATAAAGCCGTACGAGAATAACCCACGTATCAATGACGATGCGGTCGATGATGTTGCGGAGAGTATCAGGCAGTGCGGCTACATAACACCGATTATCATCGACGAGGACGGGGTGATCCTTGCCGGCCATACAAGATTCAAGGCACTGAAGAAGCTCGGCAGGAATGACTGTGATGTCATCGTGGCAGCAGGCCTCTCTGAAGACCAGAAGAGGAAATACAGGCTATATGACAACAAGACGGCTGAGTTCGCAGGATGGGATCAGAAGAAACTGGTGGAGGAACTCTGTGATGTCGATTTCTGCGGATATGACTTCGGCCAGCCGGATGCGCCGGATGATGAGCAATGGACAGGGGATACAGGTCATAAGACAAAGACCTGCCCATGCTGCGGGGAGGTGTTTGAGATATGAGGATCGAGAATCTCAAGATAGCAGACATCCATCCATATGATAACAATCCCAGGAAGAACGATGGCGCGGTAAACGCGGTTGCCGAGAGCATCAGGCAGTGCTCATACATAACTCCGATAGTCGTGGATGAGAATCATGTGATTCTTGCAGGTCATACCAGATACAAGGCGCTGAAGGCTCTGGGATATGAAGAGGTTCCATGCCTGATCTGTGACGGACTGACAGAGGAGCAGAAGAAAAAGTACCGGTATCTCGACAACAAGACAGGAGAGAAAGCCACATGGGATCTTCTCAAACTCGAGGTTGAACTTGAGGGAGTGGATCTGGAGGGATTCGATTTCTTCGGCATGGCCGAGGACCTGACAGTGGATACGGGTGCGGAGAGGAAGGCCAATGGCTCCACGGAATACGATACGGAGGTTTTCGCAGATGAGGAATTCAGATTCAAATGCCCGAAATGTGGCTTCCGGTTCAACTGAGTTTCCGTGGAAATGGAGCCTGCCTGATCTGGATAAGAGACCGAAGCATGGGCATACCGTGTTTTCCTGTTTCTCCTGCGGCGGCGGTTCCTCTATGGGATATAAGCTTGC